AGGGCAATCAGGCTCCCCGCGGTGGCAACGTCACGAGCGATCAGGGACCACGCGTAGCAATTGCGGGTGGTCCGCAATAACCCCCAAGCAAAGGAGCACTCCATGGCGGGTAAGGGTAAAGTGACGAAGTCGGGCACCATGACGCCGGTGCGCGGTGGTCCTGGTGGCAAAGTCGGCAAGCAGGGCGGCGCGACGCCGGCCGTGTCCGGCCGCGTGTCCATTCCGGGCAATAAGTCCGGCGGTGGCAAATACGCCAAGGGCGGTCCGAGCGGTAAGGTCGGCAAGCAGACCGGCTCCATCCACTCGCGCCCGGGCGTCGTGACGACGGTGGGTCGCTGATGGCAAAAGCATCGGCGATGCGCCCGGGCTCCGGCGGAGGCCCGATCCAGAACGCCAAGGCGCAGCCCAAGCAGAAACAGCAGTACGGCAAGGGTACGCCGGCGGCTGCCAAGCATCCCGCCAAGAAGCCTGGACTATCAGGCGATGGGCCGAAGTCCCGCAAGGGTTCGCCGTTCGGCGCCAAGAAGAAGTAGGAGGCTCGATGCCGAACCCGGTACACAAAGACGTCGTGCACGGCAACAGTGCAGTGTCGGTCGCACTCGCTTTGGTGCAGGCCAACATGGGTATCGCTGTCAACAGAACGGTCGATATCCAGCACACCGCGCAGGTCATTATCGGCATGCAGAAGACACTCAACGGCTTGGGTAAATTCCCGGCGAACCAGATCAACAAGACCATCGATGATCAGGATTTAGCGAGGAAGCTCATTGCCGTCGAGGCCGCTGCCAATACGTGAGGCCACTATGAAGAAGCCGAAGATCACATCTGGCAAGACCGCAACACCATTCCAGCCGGGTGCTTCGGCTTCTTCAAAGCTTCCTGATAGGTCGGCACTGATGAAGCTCGCCAAGGGCAAGAAGACGACGAACGACTACTCGAAGGCGGGGCCGAGTATCGTGCAGAATGGGACTACCATTATTGGGGACACGCAGGAATGAGCGTTACGCCGCCGCGGCAGAAAGACCTTGCGTGCATGGCGCTTGCTCGCCTCAAAGCAACTTCTCCTCAGACTTTTGCGGAGATTGTCGGGCTCTTCAAGGAGATGCGGGACGCGTCCTTTGCGGAGTGTGTACAAGCTCCCCCCGACCGGGTACAGATCATGCAGGGTAAGGCGCAGGAGCGCGCCGATTTTGTCACCCTGTTCGAAACCTGCACTGAGCAGGCAAGGGCTCTCGAAGCCAAAATGAAGGAGAAGAAGTGATGGGTACGAACAATCCGAACCTGCCCTCGAATGTCCTGTCGGACGAAGAGGCGATCCAGTATCTTTCTGGCATCGTGCAGAGCATGCGCACGGGCCTCTACACCGGTGTCACCGGTTCACCGACGCTGACGGCGGCGCAGATGGTCGGTGGCTCCGTGGACATCTCCGGCGGTTCCACCGGTACCGTTACTACTGACACGGCGACGAATATCATTGCGCGCATGCAGGCGCTCGATGCGAATGCGGCCATCGGCTCCACGGCGAGCTTCACGCTGATCAACGACAACTCGGGCACGGTTACGCTCGCGCTCGGCTCGGGTGTGACCAATGCCGGCGTAGCGGGTATTCTGACCCTGCTCACCGGCGTGGCGTACCGCTACATTCTGAAGTGGACCGGCGCGGGCGCGGTTACCATCACTCGCGGCTAACGACTACTACGGGGCCGGATAATCCGGCCCCTATTTCTTCGCATTCAACGTGTCGCCTAGCAACCCGGCCTATCCTTGCGAAGCCCGGCCTGCAGCCGACGGAAGAGAACCATGGCAAAAGAGAGCATCGTAACTAATCGCAACCAGACTGATCCAGGTGTACATGTCCCGGACGCAGTACGCCGAGCCGCAGCAGCTGCGGACGCAGCAATGCAAGCTGCACAACCCCAGGAGCCGCTGAAGCCGCAGTCGGTGCAGAACCCTCCCGACGACCAGTTCATCAGCATCGTGCAGGCTGATCCTCCGCAGCGGTTACCCCAATCGGTAACGCCACCTCAGCCTCAGCCGCAGCCGGGGGAGCCGCCGAAGACTGATCCCCCGGCGCCTGCACCGGAGAACTGGGAGCACCGCTTCAAGGCGATGGAGGGGCGCTACAGGCAGGCTGCAGAAGCGCTGCTGAGTGCCAATTCCCGCATGGAGGCATTGGAGACGATGCTTGCGACTATGCAGAACGCGCCGCCACCCGCAGCGCCCCAGCCACAGCCGCAGCGCCGGCAGCTCATCACGCAGAAGGACATTGATGAAGTCGGACCCGATCTGATCGACGTCATTCGCCGGGCTGCGCAGGAAGTAGCTCCTGACGTCACTCCGCTACAAGCGGAGCTTGATCGACTGCGCGGGCAGGTGACTGGTACCGTACAGCATGTGTCGCAGAATGCCCGGCAGCTCATGCACCAGCAGCTTGACGACGGTTTGCCGGAATGGCGTACCATCAACCACGATCAAGATTTTCATGCATGGTTGGCCTTGCCAGACCCGTATTCTGGTGCTACTCGTAAGAAACTGTTGACCGACGCATACGAGAATAACCAAGGCCATCGTGTGCTGTCGATCTTCAAAGGCTTCGCATCTGAATTGGCTGCCACGCGTCCACCCGAGGAGCTCTCGTCCGGACCACAGCCGCTGCCTCAGCCGGCAGCGCCTACTGGACCGACACTGAAGGACCTCGCTGCACCGGGCAGAGCGAGAGTTGCGGCGGCACCCCAGGCCCCCGCTGAGAAGCAAACTATCCGCACATCCGACATCAACGCTTTTTATGCAGCTGTCCGCCGAGGCGAGTACAGGGGCCGGGAAGAGCTCAAAGCGCAGTACGAGGCCGAGCTCAATCTGGCGATGCGTGAGGGGCGAGTGGTGCGGGACACGTAGTCACTTCTCATCATGAAAGGCTGAAGCGCTATGGCGTTTCCTGTCGCAACGGGTTCAACCACCCCTCCCATCTACCCCGCTGGATCGGCCGGTAACGGCCTGTCTGGAACTGGCTTCATCCCGGAGATTTGGTCCGGTAAGATGATCGAGAAATTCTACGCCTCGACCGTCCTGGCTGCCATCTCCAACACCGACTACGAAGGCGAGATCAAGGCGCACGGCGACAAGGTGCATATCCGCACCAAGGCGACGATTACCATCAAGACGTACTACGCCGACGCCGCGCTGGAGCTGGAGCGCCCCCAGGGCAACCAGATCATCCTCAATATCGACCAGGGCCAGTACTTCAATACCATCCTGGACGACGTGATGGCGGTGCAGTCCGACATCAACCTCATGTCGATGTGGTCGGACGACGCCGCGGAGCAGATGAAGATCGTCATCGACCGTGCGGTGCTCCTGGCGTTGCTCGGGCAGGCGGATGCGGCCAACCGCGGCCTCACCGCCGGCAAGCTGTCTGGCGCCGTCAACCTTGGCGTCACCGGCACGCCACTGGCAGTGGTGCCGACTTCGCCCACCGTGGGTCAGGTCGACGTGCTTGACTGCCTGATGCGGCTCGGACAAGTGCTCGATGAGCAGAACATCCCGGAGACCGGCCGCTGGGTCGTGCTTCCGGTGTGGGCGGCGGTTGCTATCAAGCGGTCTGAGCTGCGGCAGGCGTATCTGTCGGGCGACAACGTGTCGATGCTTCGCAACGGTCGGCTGGGCATGGTGGATCGCTTCACGATCTACACCTCCAACCTTCTGCCGTTCGGCGTCGCCGCGGGCCTCGCAGCCGGCGAATTCGTGATCTTCGCTGGTCATTCGCACGGCCTCACCTTCGCCTCGCAGATGACGAAGATGGAGACCCTGAAGTCCGAGCTGACCTTCGGTCAGATCATGCGCGGACTTCAGGTCTACGGCTACAAGGTCATCGACGGCACCGCGATTGCGCAGGCGATTGTCACCAAGGCCTTCTAACCTCTCCTCCTGGAGTGGTACTGGCGGAGTGGGGCTATCTAGCCCCCTCCGTCTTTTTCGGAGGCGATGATGCTTGACACGGTAGCGGACTACGTGCGGATGACGCGCACGCTCCTCCAAGACACGGTAGACAGTCCCTACCGGTATACTGACGCCGAGCTCGTTGCCGCGCTGAGCGTGGGCATGGGCGAAGCCAAGCGGCTCCGGCCGGACCTTTTCCTCAATCAGACCCTTCCGACGTACACGACCAACGACGGCACCGCCGTGCCGTTTGACGAGATGTATCGCATAGTGCTGGTCTACTATATGTGCGGCCACGCGCAGCTTCGAGATGACGAAGAGGTGCAGGATCAGCGCGCGGCGGCGTTCATGACACTGTTCAACAGCAAACTTACGAGTGTCGCATGACCGCAAACACCGACGTCCAGCGACTTATCAACAACGTCATGATCCGGCTACCCGGCGCTGTGCTGGCGAATTTGCAGCTTGAGCTCTTCAACACCATGGACGATTTCTTTAAGGGCTCGAACGTCTGGAACGAGGACATTCTCATCACGGTCCCGGGGCAAGACCCGGTGGGCTCGGTGTATCTGCTGGCGCCCCAGCAGCCGGCGCAGATTGATAAGCTACTCTGGATTTACACCAAGTCGACGGACCCGAAGGGGCTACGCGGCTCGCAAGTCGGCGGCGCCATGTCGGTGCCCGGCGAGCTCACACTCAACAATCAGCCAAGCAGCGCGCTCGACATTATCGTGACGGTTGCGCTCACGGTGCAGGACCCCACGGACCGGGATGGCTACGTGCAATTCCCGGCGTGGGTGCTCCAGAAGTACAACGACGTCATTCAGGACGGTGTCCTTGGGCGCATGATGTCGCAGCCGGTGAAGCCGTACACCAACATGCAGTTGAGCGTCTACCATATGCGGAAATACGGCAGTGGTGTCTCGCAGGCACGCATCGACTGGACCCGCAATAATACCT